ATACAGATTTGCTGATGGTTATACCTTGCAAGAAACTATGTTACTTCGGGCATTGAAATTACAAGCTGAACACGATATGCTTATGACTAATCCTAGAGTTACAGGTTATACATCATTTGCAAAAGCCGTGATTGGTGTATTTAAACTAGGCGATAAAACACCAAAGACTTGTAAAAAGTTATATCAACACTTAAAAGAGAAAGGCTACTATGACGGATCAAACTAGGTGGGGCATAGATATTGTTCAACAAAGAAACAAAGCTATATCCTACGATAAAAAAAATACAATTAAACTTCACGAGGCACAGGATATATTCAAAGAAACAAATGGACTTGATAATATATCAGAACATACCATGAAAAAGTTTCGTGAGATTATGCTTAGTGGTAGGCAATAAACAATCTTTATCTCCCTCAAGTTAAAGTAAACCCTGTGTGTGTTTGACATACGCAGGGTTTTTTGTTATTATATATATGTTTAAAGACATGCATTATCTTTAAAATAAATGATTTAACTAATCATTGAAAAATAAACGAGTGATGATATATAACATCATCTTATTTGCAAATAAGATGGGGGGTAGTTTGCCGTTATTTTGGTCATCACTCACTAATGAAAATAAATAGACATGATTACATTAGCAAGACAAGTACAACTAAAACTAAAAAAGTTTGATGAACTTATGATTAAACTTAAAACTAAATACTTAGACAATCCTGCGTTCTATTCAGAACTGCACAAGCTAGACGAGAAAATGCAAGAGATATCAAAGCTAGTTGACAATAACAGAGATTAGTGATATAACATAGGTACTCAACAAGGAGTACATATATGTCAGACAATAAACCAATGGTTGATACTTCATGGGAATTGAAGTGGCGAAGAACATTAAGAAAGAAACTTCTTAATTGTTTGGTACTGATAGAGAATCAAGGCAAACCTACGCAGGACTTAATGTATGAGTTAAGAAAAGCGAAAGAGGCTTTGACCTATTGGAATAGTGATACTGCATTGTGGGAAAAACATCAGATGATTATTCCTACTACACAACCAGTACCACAGGTAAAACTTCAAGACGCAGAGGTTCAACCTATAAAAGCAGATTGACATACTCAATCTAGTATGTTATAACTAAAGGGCAGTCAGCGAGAGTTGGCTGTCCTTTTTTGTTTATGGGCAGAAACACTAGACCTAGCAGTAAATAATCAAGGGGGGGTGGTATGCAGGATCCGATAAAACAACCAATGCAACACCACCCCTGAATACAAATCAATCAACAAGGAGTACAATGACACAAGTAAATATAGAAGTAGGAAAAGTTTCCGACCTACTATATGATTTGATGACATCAACCAAAGCCAAAAAGTTTCGTGCAGGTTTTATTAAAACTGATGGTAGCTACCGAGTAGGTAAGTTTGATTTATTAAATCGTTCAACATGGAAACAAACTGATGGCACTATGTATAAGCGTAAGGGTAAGAAAAGAACTACTGACGCTGACGAGTATATACTAGCCCATGATCTTGAAAAGAAAGCACCACGAAACATATCTGTTAGAAGATTGAAGTGGTTTAGTGTAGGCAAAAAAGTCTATAAAATCAATAGGTTAGAGCTAAATGAGGACATTACTATCGTGATGTTTGATAAGGTAAAATTTACTGCTCTTAAAACTTTAATGACTAAAGGAGATATCAATGAGTGAGTGGTGTCAGAATAAAAAATGTCCCGAAAAGAAAAATCAAAATCAGATTCGTGGTAGTAAGGGTGCAAAGTATTATCAATCTAATAAATCTGCTAGCTATTATTTTTATTGGTGTAGTATGGGTTGTCGTGATCAATGGTGGAACGAACATAAAGATACCTGCATGCAAGCAGTAGGTTTTATTGATAAACAAATATTACCTTTAAATGATGCTTGGTTTGTTGAATACAGATATGATTGGAGAGCAGAAGAACAAAACAGATATCATTTAGTAAATAAACTAAAAGGTGTTGACCATACTATCACAAGAGAACAAGCACAAAGTCCAGAAGATATAGAGTCAGGTCATAATTGGCTAACAATATCTGACACACAAGCCAAAGAACTAGCCGTGACACTTGGCTTGGCTAGTTGACACATCAATAACAATAGTATATTATATAGACATCACTTAAGAAATTAAGTGATGTCTTTTTTTTAATCAACATGAAAGGAGTATATACTCATGGAACAAAAAGAGATAAGACTCAATGCTGATAAGCGTAAGTCATTAGTGATTGACTTTCGTAAGCATTGTGAATCATTGGACAGTCCTGAAAAAGAGGCGTTCAAGCAGGCACGAGATGACGCAAAGTCTACAATAGATTCTTCGTTTGCTACTTGTAAAGAAGTAGTTGAAAGAAGATTTCCATTGGAAGATGTTGCGACACTTCAATCACTACAAAAAAAGCACAACACTATCAATGCAGTAGGCACAGATAGTTGTTTCTTTTTTAAAGTAACTGACGCACCAAAGGTGCTTGACCAATACAATGACGAAGTAGATAAGTCCAAACATTTTTCGTTTGAATTAGACGGAAGTTTGAATGGAGATTATAGTAGTCGTCATCATTATAGTGGTAGTAGCAATAGTGGTAAAAACTTTGCATATGCTATGTATCGTGAAGATATGAAAGCAGTAGGTTTGAATCCAGACTGTAACATTGAGGCTGACTTACAAGCAGAAAAGTCAGACCAAAGATACAGTAGAACTACTAACCCCTATCTATCTCAATGTAGAAATGATAATCAGCATTGGCTACAAGGTGGTCAAGGTGGTGGCAATAAGTATGATTTATGGAAAGATGATTATGCTTTGCACATTATAGGTACAGGTGGCTGTCGTTCAAGGGCAATACCATGCTCAGACTTAGAGTTTGCTAAGTTTGAAATGATGATTAGTGCTAAACAAGAGGTAGTCAATACTCATACCCAATGGATAAAAACTGTTGTGGCTAGAGTAAATAGATTTAAAGAAGTAATTAAATCTATGACTAAATTCTCTCAAGTAGAAAAGTTTGCTAGTCATGACAAGATACAATGGAAGATTGATCCTAGCATACTCGCAGATAAAATGGGTATGGACTTGGTTATCTCTATTGATGACGCAGCCGATTCTATTATGAATATTGGTGCACCAAAACAAACAAGAGAAGAAAAGATACTGGCTTGGAAACAGGCTAATGGTGTCAGTCTTGCTTCTTAATAAGGGAAAGGGTAGGGTTAGGCGAGAGATCGCCTAGCCTTTTTTTATGACAATAGGATATGGATTAGGAATGTTAGGTGTAGGTATACTAGCCCTTATAATAGGGGGTGGTATCGCCTTTTATGTAATTAATAAAGTTATAGAAGATAATGATGATGATAGTATATACTAACCCCCCTGCAACGACAGGATATCATATCATAAAATGAGAGAAAAAACAATGCGACACATTGACTTTAACAATAAAATATAGTAAGGTAAAATATATGGAAGCAACAAAAGAAACAAGAAATAGAACACCAGAAGAAAATCTAGCTATCGCTAAAATACAGGTGATGATGGAGGATTCTTTTGGTTTATTAAGTAATAGTGAGTCTAGTCCTGCATTACAGGATAGAGCAAAGAATTGGTTTGAGACTGCTGACTGTTCTTTGTGGTGTGATATGGCAGGTACAACACAAGATCATATTTTAAAACTATTTCATAATTTGCAATATAATTATAATAGTGGTAAGATAACAAAAGAACAATTAAGATTTGGTATTAGAAGATTGGAGAAAAAAATATGAAATTAAAGGAAATAGAAGCAAAGATAGGTACGCTATCTAATCCTGCTAAGATGCCCTCATATGCGTGGGGTATACCCATACAATATTGTGTAACAGGTAGTAAGTTAGCAAAAATAAAAGGCACTATCTGTAATAAATGTTATGCTGGTAAAGGTTGTTATGTATTTCCAGTTGTCAAAGCTATGTATGAGAAAAGATACCAAGCTATTGAATTACCAGAGTGGGTAGATTATATGGCAGAACTTATTACACAGAAATATAAAAATAAAAAAGAGGAGGACAGATATCACAGATGGTTTGATTCTGGTGATGTGCAATCTTACTCACATCTTATGAAAATATTTGAGGTATGTGAACTTACCTCACATATAAAATATTGGTTAGCTACTAGAGAATATAAAATAATAGATCAAGTAGATGTAAAAGACGTACCAAAAAATTTATGCCTACGAGTATCAACTACTAAAGTAGATAGTCCCCCACCTAAGTTTTGGAAGTGGACATCTGGTGTGCATAAAGATAAACCTGCAGTAGGTAGAGAATGTCCTGCACCTAAACAAAATGGTGAGTGTGGTAGTTGTCGTGCCTGTTGGAGTCGTGAAGTTAAACAAGTAAGTTACAAGGAGCATTAATATGGAAATAAATGATGAGAGAATAAAGGAGTGGATTGATAAATGTCCAGAGCATGACAACGAATTATTACACAGCGATGATAATGGTATAGTTGTTGTCATAAGATTTAATAATGAGAAAGAGGAAGATGTATGATACTTGATGATGAATATATAACAAAAAATATGCTAACCGAAAATAGTTACAAAGGTAATTACTATGCAAATAAAAATGCAGTGATGTATGATTTACAGAATGGAAAACAAAATGTAATTTGTTTCTGTGATAATATTTATACAGCACAAGGTATTGTTGAGGGTTTAAATTTATTAGATAAACTAGAAGCAGATGGGGCAGAGTTAAAAAAATGAGAGATGATTTAATGGTACAACAACAGGTTATAAATAGGTGGCAACATATGGTAGGTGTCATCTGTCTAAATCAAACTGGTAGAAAAAAAGTAAAAAAATTATTGCCTGCTTTCTTTGAGAGATTTCCTACTGCAGAAGAACTATTAGAATCTAATAGAGAAACTATAGCTTCTATGCTAGAGGGTCTTGGTCTTAAACATGTAAGAGCAAATAGAATATGGAGAATGTCACAAGATTATCTGACATGGGATGGAGAAGACGCAACAAAATTATATGGTATAGGTAAGTATGGTAGTGATAGTTATGAATTATTTTACAAAAATACAATACCAGATAATATACAAGATAGCGAATTAAAAAGATATGTAAGGGAAGAATTAAAACATGTTTGAATTTAAACACCCAAACTACTATAAAAAAATAAAAAAAGAAAATAACTTGACAAATAAAACAAACTATGATAAGGGATTAGACTATGAAAAAATACAAAGTAAGACTGACAGGACTAGGAATAGAAGCAGTGGCGATAATACCATTCGACAACGATCCAACAATAGAAAAGATAGAAAATAATGTAGCATACTATCTTAATAATAACTTGATGAAAATAGAAGCAAATGATTTTTATTCAAGGGATAGATACCTAATAACATACGAGGAAGTTCAAGTTGAATTATAAGCAACAGCTTGCAGTGGTGAATGGATTATCACTACAACCAGATATACAAACAAGAATGGACTGTCCATTTTGCAATGGTAGAAATACATTTTCTGTAGATACAACAGAGGGTAATTTAAATTGGTATTGCTTCCACGCTTCATGCAGTGCTAAAGGTAAAAAACAAGGAGAAAAAAATATGCAATATGTAGAAAGAGTTTTTCATGGTAATAAAGGATTACATATAGAAGATATAAACTTTCAAATACCAGATAGTTTTCAATCAATATATTCAAATGACAAAGCTATGCGTTGGCTATCAAATAATAATTGTTGGGAGTCTTGGTCTTGGGGTAGAGCAGACTTTAAATATGATGTTAAACAAAATAGAGTTGTGTTCTTAGTTAAAAATAGAATATCACATAAAATAGTAGGTGCAGTCGGTAGATCATTAAATAAAAACGATTATCCCAAATGGTTTATGTATGGAAATAAAGATGTGCCATTTAAATGTGGTGATTGTAATGATGCAGTAATTGTAGAAGATTGTCCATCAGCTTGTGCAGTATCTAATATACTTACAGGTATTGCAATTATGGGTACTAAATTAAAATCAGTACAAAAGTCACACTTAAAACCATATAAAAATTTATATATATGTTTAGATAGAGATGCTACAGCAAAAGCATATGACATGGCAAAAGATTTAAGATCATCTGGATTTGAAAATGTAATAGTAAAACCTTTAGAAGATGACTTAAAGTATTTTAACACAGAACAAGTAAGGGGGATATTTTATGGCAATAAATCTTGATAGAGGACTAAACGATCTTGAAGATTCAATAGACAGATTGATAAAACAAAAAGAATATTTACAAAAGCAATTAAGAAAAACAAAAGATAGAACAGAAGAGATTATGGCTCTGTATGCAGAAGTCAAAAGATTAAAAAATGAGAATGAAGATTTAAGAATGTATGAGATTAAATCAAAATATAAAATTGAAAATTTAGAAAAGGAGTTGCATGATAGAAAAGCAAATGATTAGGCTTATGCTTAATAAAAAATTTTACACACGTTATAAGGCAACGTTATCTCCTACAGTATTTGGAGGAGATATAAGTTCTTTATATGATACAATACGAAAGGCTCATGAAAAATATGAAGAGGATATAAAAGTTGATGAGTTATATTCTTTGCATACTACCATATTTAATCCTGCACTAACCCGTGCTGCAAAAGAAAAGTTCAGTGAGTTAGTAGAGGATATAAAAGAAGTTCAAGAACCAAGTAAAGAGATAGCAAAAGATATAATGCGTATATTATCTGATAGAGATTTGGCACAGAGAATAGCAGTGGAGTCTACTGAAATATTTAATGGTAAGGAAGCAAACTTTAATGAGATATTAACCATGATAGAAAAACATAAGCATGGTATAGACGAAGAAAAAATACCTCCAGTTACAGGTAATATTAGTGAGGTTCTAGATGCTTTAAGTGTAACGACTAGATGGAAATTTAATATACCAATAATAAAAGAAAATATAGGAGGTATAGGTGGTGGTAATCTTATGATTGCATTTGCTAGACCAGAGACAGGTAAGACAGCGTTTTGGGTTAGCTTATGTGCAGGACCAAATGGTTTTGCAGAACAAGGTGCTAAGATTCATGCGTTTATAAATGAAGAGCCTGCTGTTCGCACACAGATGAGAGCAATATCATGTTACACTGGAATGACAAGAGATCAGATAATGCAAGATGTAGAAACAGCACAATCTTATTGGTCTGAAATAAAAGATAATATTAGTATGTTCGATACAGTTGATTGGTCTATGGAAGATATAGATGCACACTGTGAAAAACATACGCCAGATATTATTGTAATAGATCAGTTAGATAAAATAAATGTGACAGGTACATATGCAAGAACAGATGAAAAGTTAAGGCAGATATATACAGCAACAAGAGAGATTGCAAAGCGTAGAAACTGTGCAGTCATAGCTATATCTCAAGCATCTGCTGACGCACACAATAGAAACAGTATTTCATTTGACCAAATGGAAAACTCTAAGACTGGTAAAGCTGCTGAAGCTGATTTAATTATTGGTATAGGTAGAAATGCAAACAGTGATTTAGAAAATAAAATAAGAACATTATGTATAAGTAAAAATAAAATAAATGGTTATCATGGTGAGCCCGTGTGTACCATTAGAAGGGAAATAAGTAGGTACGAGGTATGATAACAACAGTAGACGTAGAGACATCTTGGCAGAGAAATGAGAATGGTGGATATGATCCATCACCATTTCATGAAGATAATATATTAGTTAGTGTAGGTATTAACGATGAATATTATTTTACAAACCATAGTGAAAGAATAGATAGAGGTTGTGCAGTTAAGATACAAGATACTCTAAATAAAACAACCCTACTTGTAGGGCATAATATTAAATTTGATTTAATGTGGTTACTTGAAGCAGGATTTAAATATAGTGGGAAAGTATATGATACTATGCTTGGGGAGTATATACTTAACAGAGGTATAAGAAAAAGTTTGACACTAGAGATGTCTTGCCGTAGAAGAAAAATAGGATCTAAAGATAGTAGTATAAAAGAGTATATGGATAGGGGTGTATCATTTGAAAACATACCATCGGAAGTAGTAGAAGAGTATGGTAAGATTGATGTACAAATAACTAGAAGATTATTTGACTCTCAGATGGCAGACTTTAAACTTCCAAAAAACAAAGGTCTATTAATGACAGCAAAGATGATGAATGAGTTTTTAATTGTTCTATCCGATATGGAAAGAAATGGTATCAATATTAATTTAGAAGATTTAGGTAATGTTGAAAAAGAATTTAGAGCAGAGTTTGCATATCTAAAACAAAAGATTGATAAGATTGTTTATCAACAGATGGGTGATACTAAAATAAATTTATCTAGTCCAGAACAATTATCCTGGTTAATATACTCTATGAAACCCAAAGATAAAAAGCAGTGGGCTAAAATATTTAATGTGGGCGTTGATAAGAATACAGGAAAAAATAAAAGAAGACCTAATTATTCTAGACAACAATTTAGAAATTTAGTATCAGACAATGTAGAGATAATACATAGAACTGTGGCAGAGCAATGTATAGGATGTCATGGTAAAGGAGTAATTAAAAAAATAAAAAAAGATGGTAGCCCATTTAAAAACTATAGTAAATGTTCTGATTGTGATGGTGAAGGGTATATCTATACGCCAATGGCAAAGGTTGCAGGTTTTAGGCAGAGACCTAGAAGTGTATATGATATTGCAGAGTCTGGATTTAGAACAGATAAGATTACATTAAATAAAATTGCAGCTGAAGCAGAGGGTGAGTTCAAAGAATTTATTGATGCAGTTGTAAGGCACAATGCAGTAGATACATACTTAAATACATTTGTAGAAGGATTAAAAAATTTTACAAATGAAAAAGGTTTCTTACATCCTAAGTTTATGCAAGCAGTTACAGCTACAGGTAGATTATCTAGTCGTGACCCTAACTTTCAAAACCAACCTAGAGGTAAAACATTTCCTATAAGAAAAGTTGTTACATCTAGATTTGACAAAGGTAGTATACTTGAGATAGACTTTGCACAATTAGAATTTAGAACTGCAGTTTATTTATCACAAGACAAACAAGGTATGGAAGATATAAAAAATAATATTGATGTGCACCAATACACTGCAGATATAATAGGTGTATCAAGACAAGATGCAAAAGCACATACATTTAAACCTTTGTATGGTGGTGTAACTGGTACAGAAGATGAGAAAAGATACTACACTAAATTTTTAGAAAAGTATAAAGATATAAAAACTTGGCATGAGAAACTACAAAGTGAGGCAATAAGATTTAA